TTACCCCCTGAATCCGGTAGGGATCGAATTATCAGGTTGAGATATTTCGTTTACGTCACGACGCTTTTTGCTCGCAGTTCCCTCAGGAACAAGTAGCCCCCTCCACTCATTTTCCATGGTCAGTTTCACCACGAACTCAGGGCTATGCCCCTGCGTCCTGTATGCTGCGAGTTTATTAATCGAGCCGTTGGCCCCTTGCAGGGTTTTAATTGGCTTACCAAGTTGTTTGCGATAACCCACCCACTCCGCCCAAAGAGTCGGGGATAGCCATTCCGGTAATTCAATCGAAAGCGGATTAAAATTATTTCTATCTCCCCCCGTGGGGGATTTAGGGGGATCTTTTAATTCTTTTAGATCTTTATTCTTATTCTTATCTTTATTAGTTGAGTTTCCGTTAGCATTCCGCTCTAACGAACTTTCAACGAGCGTTGAACACACGTTGCTTTCTCGTTCAACTTTCATTGTTTTATTGGCTTTTCTCTTTGCTACTGAGGCCTTTCCTGCGGCAGAACGTTGTTCCAGCTTCGCATGAACAGATGCCAAATCCTGTTCAATACGTTCATGTATCCATTCTTCACCATTGTCGATAAAAAACTCACTTAACGACTCTTCAACGGAAATCCAACGCTCGTTATCAAGTCGTGCAATTTTTGCTAAACGACTTTTCGGAATAGCTCTCCCCGTTTGCCAGTAGTTAAACATCAACAGCAAATAAGCCCCATGCTCCTCTGTAGACAGATGCATGGTATCTGCCAGATAATCAGCTATGTACAATTGCATGTAAGGTAAAGCAGCCATAAAATACCTACAGACCATGGAGTTAAAATGAACAAATTCATAGCAACACCGCACAGACCTGAAATTTCTGTCAGATACGATGAGCATGACAATTCGCTTACAATTTCTATCAATCACTGCCCTGGTGTTAATTCGGAAGAATTGAATATCTGCCGAGAAATTGAGATGCACGTAGGGGAAGTTCCTCGCCTGATCGACGCCCTCACTAAGGCATACGAATGCGCTACTGGAGAGAAGCCTTAAGCCACATGGTGAACTTTGCATAGATACCCCTGAATTTAATACGTTGGAGAGTTCGTCTTTTCTGCGTATTTAAAGACAATATCAACGCACTGAAAGACGCATTTCTGGCAGATAGAAACGCCAGCCACTTCAATATTCGTCTTTCCGCAAAAAGAGCATTTGTGGGTTGGCTGGATGTTTACCTCGATACTGGTTACTGACATAATTTCCCCGCAATGAATTCGCAATGAATTGCACCAGAAAGCCGTTGGTGACCCCTCACCGCGGCTTTCGCCTTTTTGGTTGTTGCCATTTTCAGTCCCACCCCAGCGCATCCGGCCTGGCTCGTTCAGCCTTTAGCCCGGCATCAGCGAGAATCTCTACGGCTGTGAGATAGTTTCTGGATACCAGTACCGCCTCCGGTGGCGCGGCCTGAATCCCAAGAAAAGCCAGCTCTTTCGCCATGTTGCAGAAATATCCCTCAGCTTTACGCCTGCTGACTGTCGACTCGCTGATGCCCATATGCTCGGCGTATGATTTCTGCCCTACTGATGCAAGCCGGTTGAGCAGGACGCTCTCTATCTCAATCGGGTTGATTTCTGGTGGGTCTAACTTTCGTGCAATTGCGTTCTCCATGGGTAAATATCCTCTATGGTTATTTGGCTGATGCCTCTTGGCTTGGTAATGCATCTGTTGGATTTGGATACAAGTCAGGCCGTAACTCATGTGGCGTAACACCTGTAAGTTCGAAAACTGAACGAATGTGATCGGGTGGAATCCCGGTCTTTTTCCAGTTGGAAATTGTCATTTTTGAAAATCCAAGCGCTCTTCCAAGAGCAGCCCCTGTTCCAAATTTTTGAATTGCTTTTTCAATACCAGTCATAGGACCTCCTTAGATGACAAGAGTAAAGCATCATTTTACCAACAAGTCAAACATCACATGCCTACCTACAAGTAAAGCAATCATTTACAATGAGGCGATGAGCGATAACACACTGACGAATGGCCTGATCTCCAGGCTGGCAGAGTTAAATAAGAAGGGTTTCTCTAAAACAGAGATGGCCAGGGTAGCTGGTGTCAGCAAGCAAGCAGTTTCCAGTTGGTTCAAAACAGGAAGAATTAGCAAAAGCTCCGCATTAGCTATTGCTGATGCTGCTGGCGTATCAGTTCCGTGGCTGCTTGGTGAGGATGTCGGAGAGAAAGACGGACTTAAACCTGACGAACAGCGCCTGCTTGAGCTCTATCGCCAGTTACCGGAAGAAGAGCAGCAGAACATGTTGCGGATCGTATCCCTGCGCCTGAAGGAGCTCGACGAACTGTACGCCAAGTATATGGGGCGGCGGATTAAGGGCGATGTGGAGTAATACGCCACAGACCTACAGGAAGTACGGTTAGCCAGAGGTATTCGGGTGATGATGGACTGTAGGGATGTTTGGGTGATAAGACTAAAATTATCGCGCCCATTGCAACAATAATAATTTGAAATAATTGATAATTATAGAGGTTTCGATTTGGAAATCAGCACAGCGGTTATTCATTCCGAAGAAGATGCTTTGCGTTTTGTTGAGATGTACATCGCTGGGCAAGATCTTCCTGATGGGATATCATTTGAAGGGTGGCCTAACTTAACATTTCGTCTAACTGGTGACAAATTTCACGGCAGTTTGACCCCTTCTGTTATGAAGGGGTTTGTTGAAATGCAGGCCCAAATAAACCGAGCTTATGCATTGTTAAAGTATGGGGTCCCTGATCCAAGAAAGCTTTCAAAAGAAGAGAAGGAAGCTATCGAAATTCAGGTAAATGTTGAGAATGGCTCATCCTTGATAGAGGTTAACATGGATGGGTTCATGGGTGAGGTTATACAAACTGCGGTGAGTAAAGTGGGCCCTCAAGAGATTGTCATTACAGTTTTAGGGGTCGCTCTTATATGGGGCGGCGTCGTCCTATTCAAGAAATATCTAGAAGACCGCAAAGAGATTCGCATGGCAGAAGTAAAAAGCGAGTCTGAGCGTGAACATCTCGCGACAATGCGATTCATGTCTGAGCAGGAAACAAAGCGAAGTGAGTTATTGACGCAACTTATCAAAGAAAAACCCAAGCTTGACAACATGGAAAGGCTTGCCCATGACGCCAAAACTGACATAGTTAAATCATTTGTAAAGGCAGATACAGCTCAGATTGATGGTGTAGTATTGGATGCCGACCTATCCAAAAACCTCACTACAAATGCAAGGCGGAAATCAATGGAGATCCGCCTTGATGGGAATTATCGTATTGAAAAGGTTGACTCTACTGATCCGGAGAGCTTCAAGGTGCAAGTGAGAAACGTTGACTCCGATCTAAGAATATCGTGCATCGTTCAAGATGTTTTTCTTGATGCCTCCGAACACAAAAAAGCCCTTCAGCATGCTGAGTGGGATAGAAAACCCGTTCACTTGTCAATTAACGCAAAAGAACTCGATGGTGAAATAAAGTCCGCGATAATCCTTTATGTCAAAGAGATAACATAACCACCAACCCGGCCACCGCGCCGGGTATTTACTGCCCTTTCCTCACCATCACAGCCGCATCCCGCAATACACCTTTGTGAATAACGTTCCCGACTCTCCTCCGCTTCTCCTCCAGACGTTCAACGATCGCATCACGGTTAATCACTACGCCGTCGATTATCAATTCGACCACAGCGCCGCCAATCTCACCCGCAATGAAGGCCGCACGGTCTTCTTCCAGCTCATCGCGTTCCATAACCACCTCTTACTGATGTTTTTTTAATCATATACATATTGAGCTGCTAAACATAGTTCAAAAATGAACATGCTTGTTGTACAGCTTTGCTTTACACTTTAATTCCGTATAAGTTGACTATGAAGTAAAATGATGCTTTACTTATTCCATAGCAACAACGAACCACCCAGGCAGGACGCACACGAAGTAGCCGTCCGGGGCATACGAAGACCGGAATGAGGTGGAAAAGTTAACGCGCAGAAGGTTTAAAACGTTCCGCTGGCCGGGCGATATCGGCAGGCATGAGGATTCAGATTATGCATCACGCAAAACTACCCACTCTAAAATATGTACGTGAATTACTCGACTACAACCCTTCAAGTGGGGTCTTTACTAGGAAAATCAGTAAGGGCGGGAAGTCTGTCGGTTCAGTAGCTGGAAGCATTGATCGGGATGGTCGGAGAAGAATCACACTCAAGGGAGTGAAGTATTTCAGCTCTAGAATTGCTTGGTTATTTCTTACTGGTCAGGATCCTAGAGATGCGGAGATTGACCATATAAACAGAAATAGGTCCGATGATAGCGCCGCCAATCTCCGCATCTCAACAAGAGTACAGAACGCAAGGAACACTGGCCTGCGCAGCGACAATCAGGTTGGTGTTCAGTGTGTCGGAAGAATTGGAAAAGGTTCTGGGAAGACATTACTTCTAGCAAGAGTTGTCACTGGTTCAGTAAGGGAAAGAAAAACCTTCCCGGATACCAATGAAGGATTACAAGCAGCTCGCAAGTGGGTGCTGAGAATGAAAGAAAAGCATCACTCAGAATTTAGTTCGATGGGGGCTTTCAATGATTAGTCATCACTATGGAACCCAGACCGTTAACCGCGGTGCCGTTATGCCCGGAATGCTCGTAAAGCATCGTGAAGGCACCTGGACTGCATCAGCAAACAAACGCGGTCGCCTCTACCTGCATCGCGGCATTGAGCGCACTTACACAACCGATTTGCTGGTTGAAGTCTATTTGAACGGGTTTGGCCAAGGCCTCAGCCGGTAATAGAAACAAAGAATTTAACTGAGCTATCAGGCGGCTTTCATCGCGCAGGGGATTCTGCAAACCAAATTCAGGAGTTCAGCCATGAACGCATATCTCACTTACGACCGGATCGAGGCTCAGGACTGGACCCGGCATTACCAGCAAATCGCCAGAGAAGAGAAAGAATCCGAGCTGGCTGACGACCTGGAGAAAGGACTGTCGCTTCACATGCTGGAGTCGCTGTGCATTGACGAACTTCAACGCCGCGGTGCCAGCAAACAGGCGATAAGCCGGGCATTTGATGACGATGTCGAGTTCCAGGAGCGCGCGTCGGAGTTTGTGCGGTACATGGCCGAGACGTTTTCCCGGCATCAAATTGATATTGAATCAGAGGAATAAGACAAATGAGCACAGCCCTTTCAACTATGGCCGGGAAACTGGCTGCTCGTCTCGGAATGGATGCCGGGACAGACCTCATGAATACACTGAAAAACACAGCGTTCAAAGGTGGCAATGTCACCGACGAACAGTTCACCGCCCTGCTGATTGTTGCGAACCAGTATGGACTCAATCCGTGGACTAAAGAGATTTACGCCTTTCCTGATAAAGGGGGGATCGTCCCTGTCGTCGGCGTTGATGGCTGGTCCCGTATTATCAACGAACATCCGCAGTTTGACGGAATGGAATTCTCCTATGACAAGGAGGAAGGCGCGTGTACCTGCAAAATTTACCGCAAGGATCGCAGTCATCCGACCGTTGTCACCGAATACATGGATGAGTGTAAGCGTAACACTCAGCCCTGGCAGTCTCACCCCACACGTATGCTTCGCCATAAAACACTAATCCAGTGTGCACGACTGGCATTCGGTTTTGCCGGCATCTTCGATCAGGACGAAGCAGAGCGAGTAATTGAGGGTACCACAGCAGAGGTTCATATCGGACATGAGTCGGATCACCGACGCCCTGAGCTGATTGCAAAAGGTGAACAGGCAGCCCGTTCTGGCGCAGAAGAATTCAAAAAATTCTGGCTAAGCCTTGGTAACGAGGAACGCCAGGTTATCGGGAAGACAGCGAAGAAACGGCTTTACGAAATGAGCCTGACATCTGAAGGCGCCATTGAAGGCCAGACGGTTGAAGGAGATGAATGATGGAACAACGTTCACCGGAATGGTTTGCCGCTCGATGCGGCAAAGTCACAGCCAGCCGACTTTATGATGTGATGGCCCGAACAAAGTCAGGTTATGCGGCCAGCCGCCAGAACTATATGGCAGAGCTTATCTGTCAGCGCCTGACCGGAAAACTTGAGGAAGGATTTACCAATGCCGCCATGATGCGTGGTACTGAACTTGAGCCAGTGGCGCGTGAGATGTATGCGCTGAATGAGTTCGACGCGGTAATCTCAGAGGTAGGATTGATTGACCACCCTACTATTGCCGGATTTGCCGCCAGCCCGGACGGGCTCGTAAATGATGACGGCCTGATTGAAATCAAATGCCCGAACACCTGGACTCACCTCCAGACGCTAAAAACAGGCACGCCAAAACGTCAGTACCTTCTCCAGATGCATGCTCAGATGATGTGCACAGGGCGAAAATGGTGCGATTTTGTCAGCTTTGATGATCGGCTGCCGCCAGAACTTGCCTATTTCAAAACTCGGATCAACTTCGATGAAGTTCTGGCCGCCGAAATCGAACAAGAGGTCGTTAAATTTCTTGCGGAACTGGAAACAGAAATACAAAACATAACGCATCAGGAGAGTGCTGCATGAGATACGGATCTGTTTGCAGTGGGATTGGCGGGCGCATAGCGGCTGTGTTGCCAGTTGAAAAAAGTGTTCCGCGCACCTGGCGCCGCCCGTTCCTGAAATGGGCAGGCGGTAAATATTCGCTGCTGCCGGAACTGGATCGTCTTATCCCGGCAGGTAAACGACTGATAGAACCATTTGTGGGCGGCGGTTCGGTGTTTCTCAACTCAGACAAGCACGAACGTTTCCTTCTGGCTGACGTCAACGCCGACCTGATTAACCTGTACCAGATGCTGGCCGTAGTGCCTGATTCGGTAATCGCAGAGGCAATAAAAGCTTTCAGACATCTGAATGATGCCGAAAACTACACAGTAATTCGTGAAGCATTCAACGCCCAGAAACTGAATGCGACAGAACGAGCGGCCGCATTCCTTTACCTCAACAGGCACTGCTTTAACGGTCTGATGCGTTACAACCTTGACGGTTTTTTCAATGTTGGATGGGGAAAGTATAAAGCCCCATATTTCCCGGAAGAAGAGATCAGGGCATTCAGGAAGAAGTCTCGCGCGTGCGTATTTATGACTGCGGGTTTCGAACGTACTCTCAGGCTGGCGGGTGATGGTGATGTCGTTTACTGCGATCCGCCATACGAGCCAATACCCGGCACCACTGGCTTCACTAGCTACGCCTCCGGTGGGTTCTCATGGGATAGCCAGGTAGCGCTTGCTGAAAGCTGCGTTGCAGCCCATCAGCGCGGCGCAAAGGTGTTTATCAGTAATTCTACCGCACCACGCGTTATTGAACTTTACGAGCGGCACGGCTTCACTTTGCACCGGGTCAATGCCCGCAGATCAATATCGAGTAAAGGCAGTACCCGAGAAACAGCGAACGATATCGTCGCCTCACTGGGGATTTAGTGATGATGAAACTTATTAACAGAAGCAAGCAATCACCAGTCGGTCGTCGCGCATGTGATATTGCACTGGCTGCGCATCATGAGAAGTTCGGCGATTACGGCAGACAAAAGCACGTTACCAATTACACCGTTGTAGTGGATGGCGTAAAGGTTCCTGTCGAAGTAGTTAACCGGGCCACCAGCTACGTAGCCACCGCAATGATCGGCGTCCGGAAACTTAGAAATCTGCCGGCACAGGCAAACTGAATATTAGCGATGGCCCGCTGCGGGGCCACTGGAGAAAACGATGAGCAAAAAAATTAGAGACTTTGGATTGATGAACACCCGCGAAATTTGCTGCCAGCTCAGGATTTCTTCCAGGACGCTGGAGCGTTACCGTAAGCGACCAAGCGACAACAACCCATTCCCGGAGCCTGACTGTTCATATATGGGTGGCTCCAATAAATGGCTTAAAACCAAAGTCAATGAGTGGCAGGTCAGGGAAATGTCACGACCAACACGCCGTCCAATGTCGCATCTGAATCTGCCTCGTGACAACAAAGGTCGACTCATCCGGTCTGACGTGGCGTGA